AGGGCACCGGGGCGGCCAGCCCATTCATCGTAGGGGCGGAGGGCGGCGAGGGGAAGGCCGGAATTGATTAAGTATCTCGTTGCGTCCATTAAGTGATCGTTTGCCTTTACTATCTTGCCCTTTTCATCCCGGCGGTAGATGCGAATCTCTGCAAGCCAATTGGTACAAGTTTTGAAGACTTTGAGGCGGCCAGTAGAGAGGCGGGTCCAGATACGATAGATGCCATCGTCTACTACATTACTGGCGGTGGTGATGTTTAAACCAAGTTCTCGATAAGAATCAATAAGTCTTGCGCCATCGGCTTGGCTGCGGCCCCGAGAAGCAGGATCGATTACTCCTGGTATCCATTTTCCTTTTGTCTTTACTGCCTCTGCATGAATTGGTGGTTCGGCCTCGCCACGGTAGTATTCAGCGTAGAGATAAAGGATATCGGTTTCCGTGTCTAGGGCGCCCCAAATTGCAGCGGTGCGGTTCCAACCAATGTCAAATCCATAAATGTGTTTGTAATAAGCTGGGATGATAAAAGGTTCGCAGGTAATGTCATCTTCATCTACGGGGTAGATTGCGCCGGCCCCGAGAGATGGAATACCTTTAGTCCGGGCGGCGCGTTCGTTGGGTAAGTAAGAAGCTTCGAGAGAAGACTTTGCTGCATCGTCTAGATGAGGAACGTCAAGCCAAGTAGCGAAGACTACATATTTACTCAAAATTATTCTCTTACAAATTCACCAAAAAGAATACTTGCCTTGGAATTATAAGCTGTAGCTGCAGTAAGTAATTTATTCATTGAGTCAAACTACCTTCAAGTCTTTGCCCGTTTGGCATGTAACTTAAGACTACCCCACTAAGTCCTTTTAATGGAGTAAATGTACAAATAACAAGTCCTGACGGTTGTCCTGGTACTGTACTCATTGTTCTAGTAAGCCCTTCGGTATAAATATTTTGTGGTGGTTCTTCGTCGAAGATCATTACATCAACTTTAGATGCCTGAAAGGACTCTCGACCTTGGTCATAGGATTTGAAGATGAGGCGCCAAGTTCGGCCGGAAGTATGCTTTACTGAAACTGTGTCGATAGCATCTGGGACGCCGGAGCGGGGCGTCATAGAAATTATTTTATCAGCGGGGATTAAACCAGTTCCAGATTCTCCAGGGCGGCCGAGAAAAGTTTGCTGAAGGCTTTCTCGTACTGCTTTACTATCCTCTCCACTAGCCCAAGAAGTACCACCTTCATAAAATCTTCGGCCTTCCCACCAAGGAGGATACCAGCCTGTCATATGACAAGTATCTTCGTAACATGCTGCTACCGTTTTACCAACACGATTAGCGGCGATAAAAGCACGTTCTTGGTGTTTGGCGCCGGCTGCAAAGAATTCTAAATGTTTTGGATACTTATGGCGGGAAAGTGGCCCGGTTTCAGGGAAGAGACGATACAGTAAAGTCTGTGATTGTACCTTCTGCTCTGCATCAACTACTGCAAGGAGTTTAGCCAGTTCTAGAGGAGGAAGGGCCGCAATTTGATCTTCTGTGAGGTTGAGGAATTCAATAGGAAGGGACATGATAGATTAACTATCAATAACAACATCAGTGACATTCCCATCAATTACCTTCATTTCAGATTCCTGAGAACGGTCAACGAGGAGGGAGATTTTGCGAAGAACATTACTGGCCTCATTGCGGCGTTCCTCATCATTCATGAGCATAATACGCGCCAACATGCTTTCGGCCGGATTTTGATTAACTTTTGGTGGGGCAACGCTGCGATCAAAAGCTTTGGTTTGAACTTCGAGTAAGTCTCTTACGGTAAAGCCACCGGGGTTTTCTTCGAGACGCTCGCGTAATTCCTCTGTTGCTGCCAGCCCTAAATCTTTCAACCTCTCTTGCACATCAAGAAAAATCGCCTGCTGTTGATTTTTGTAGAAGGCGACAAGTTCTTGGAAAGCGGGATCGGATTGGAGGATGGAGATGCGGGATTGGGAGTAGCCCATGATAAGGCTAATCTCTGTTCCCTTGCGGCCCTCAGCTACTAACTGCGCGAGGCGGTGGTGGGTACTGCGGATGCGTTGGAGTTGGCTTGGGGCAGAGTTGAGAGCGGTGGGGTTTACTAGTTCTTTTAGGTCATCTTCCGTAAGTTCTCGCGGCTCGCCAATAAAGAGGGGCGCGGAAGGCTTGCGGCCACCACGGGCGGGCGAGAGTTTGGCAGTGAGGATAGAGGTCAGGTCAGAGCTAGTCATGGTGTTATTGTAGCAAAATGGAGGGGCAGTGTCACTATATATGGTAGGGGAGGGGCGGATTTTCTACAAGGGAGAGTGTGCTTCAATGGGCTTAAATGGGCCTCACCGTGGGCGCCCCCAAGGGTAGAAGAGAGAAGCCCCTAGTAGTTCCGAGGCGGGGCGGGCACCATCTTCTTTTTCTATCAATTTTACCAATAGTAGTATTAATGGGCTTCAGATAAATGATTGGCCTGAAAAATAGGGAAAGTACCCTATACGCACCTATCACTACTGGTAGGGTATGTCCCCAAGGTGGGGGTCTTTCTTTACTTTGAATTAGAAATGTTTTTTGTGCCGAGAGGATTTTATTTCTCTCGGCACAAAAGGGTTTGTTTATTCCGCTGTCGGCTCCTCGATTTTTGCTTTGTTGAACTTGGGATTGGTAACGATTGTCAATGTGTAGTCATCGACTTCGAGGGGATAGAAGCATTCGCCTTCATCGGGAATGTACTGGCGCTCTCGAGTATTGCTGAGAAAGGCATTCAATACCTTAATATTCTTCAGAGTGACTTCGAGAAACGCGTAGGTATCATAGCTAAGCTGGATTTTAAAATAACGCATGATATTTACCTCACAATGAGAAAGAGCAAAGGCGGTAGATCGCCTCGACGCCCATAATCCATAGTTCTAACCCATGTGTCAATTACTATTTGATAGCGCCGTGCATTTTGTTGGAACAAATAGTAGACAAATCGCAAAGCGGGAGCGGGTGGGATGGTAGTACCGGAAAATCAGCTTTGCTCGCCCAAGGGCCGTTAGAACGGGAAATAGGGGCATGTGGTGGGAAGGGAGTACAGAATGTGATCTAGACTACTATGGCAATCCGGCCCATGCGAGGCGGTAGGAAGGGCAAGGGTGCGAGTAGAGCAGTGAATGATGTGCGGGACCGGCGGAGCCCTCTTTGCTTACTACGGAGCGGTGGGAGGGCGGGACGGGGCAAGAGGCGGGCGTGGCTAGATTGTTGCTAGCTCCCTCTTACTGAAAAGCGGCCGAAAGCGTAACTGAAACCGCAACCTAAACGCCCATACTCGTTTTACCCCCTTTTCGAAAAGAGTACTTGACTTTCTTATATTTTTTTTTTTTTAACATAATATAGAAGAGAAGAAAACAAAATGTAAAGAATATGTGAACACAATGTAAATGAGGGTGAGAAGGGGAGAAATGAGTATAGGCGTTTCGGTTAGCTGAATGGTATGGTTTTGAGTGTGACAAATTGGTCACAAGTGAGTAAGCTGAATAGTGATCCAAAGGGTTGCGCGCCTGGCTGCCGAATGGTTATAATGAAGGCTGCGCCGGCGATTTAGTATTACTAGCGCATTTCCCTAATACTTCGGAGGTTTCATTATGGCAATTACTAAAGAAATGTTCTTTGAGTGCTTAGAAGAAGGATTGAGGGCATGGGAAAGACTTGAGGCGGTTCATAATAGTATGAGGCATTTATTACTGAGTAAGGGAACGTTGCAGGAATGGGAGGCATTGGGGTTTATTATGACGAAAGAGGGAGTGCCGAGTATTAATAATTCTAGGCTTAGGTGGGAATTGATGCGGAGGAGATGGAAGTCATTGGAAACTAATTTAGTTAGGCAAGAAAGGTTAAGGGAAGAAAGAAAGAGTGTTGTGGTGGTGAAAGAGGAAGTTGCGGTTGATATGGATATTGTGAGGGAATTGGAACAGCATGAAGTGTTGAATAATTTATCTTGGGAGGAGAAACAAAGACTGGTTACATTAGTCATGGGGGCAGATTTGGAAGGGACACAGAGAAGGAAATATATTGCAGGCATGGCGAGTAAACAACAGAGATTGATGGAAGAAAAGTTAGCGAAAGGTGAAACAAATGAGCAAGAATGAGTTTTTAACTATTCCGTATCCTGAGGCGCAGATTAAGCTTATTAGGATTGGGGATGCATGGTGGATTTGTACTTGGGGGGAGGAGCCGTTTTATAGGGTTAATTTGGAAATGACGGATGCAGGGGAGATTGCGGCGGAAATTTTTATTGAGGGAATGAGGATGCAAAGGAAGATTTCAGGATTGCCGGGTTATAGGGGGAGGTAGATATAAAAAGGGCCGGATTTGTGGTAAAAATTTGAATAAAGAGGAGTAAATAAGAAAAGGGCCGGAAGCGATATGCCATCCGGCCCTATTTTTGATTTACTTTTGGGAAAGGGTTTAGAAGTTATTCCACAACGTAGTGGCGACTTCTTCCTGTTGATTGTTAATGGTGCGGTATTGAATGAATTGACGCTGGTAGATTGGGGGGCGGTTGAGAAGTCGCGCAATGGCGTTGAGACGGTCGCGGGTGGTGAGGGTGCCATAGCCGCACATATTGAATTGATAGAAGCCTTCGGCATGGTTGTACCGGGCGATCAAATGCCCATGGTGCCATACGTTGATACCATCGGTTTTGGTGTTCTTAATGGTGAGGGTGCCTTTGCCTTTCAAGAAAGCCTTAGCGATTTTCTTTGCAGTTTGAGTCATTGAGTTATCTCCACAAAAAGAAAGGGCAGGGCGGGTTACTGCCGTGGCATGTCAACTCCCCAATAGGCGAGGTCGGCAAGGTTGAGACGGCGCGGCAGATCGTCGATGACGCCAGCCTCGTAATCGGCAATCAGATTGACTTCAGCTTGACTTTCCGCCCGGATCATTCCGACTACTTGGTTGCCTTCGTGGAATTGAACGGAATAGTGATCCTTGTGACGCTTCGCGACTACCATGATCTTTCTCCAAAAAAGAAGGGAGGGAAATTTTTCCCTCCCTCACACGTAGTAGAAAATAAGCCGGTTGTCAATCAGAAATCGATAGTGGGACCGGTGTAGCCCTTCGTAGTTTTTGAAGGGGCGGGAAGGGCCAGGAGGGAGGCGCGAGGCGCGACGGACTCCAGCAAGTCGCCAGCTGCTTTGTCCAATACCATGCGCTCGTCAGTGTAGGCAATGGTGCGGCTGTAGGCTGTAATGCCCGTCACCACGTCCCACAACGTTTCCATAGGCCGGCCTTCGTCTTCCAGGTACGCGGCTTGCACCAGCGGCACACTGCGCTTGCCGACGACATTGCCGACCATATCAATGATCTTCGGCGCTTCCAGTACCAATCGTTGCGCAGCGCGCAATCCGTCCTCGATCGGCTGCACCGAAGCCGAGTGATACGCTTCCAGGGCGGGCATGGTCCTATCAAGCCAACTTTCTGGCGCTTTACTGGTATGACGGATGCTCACTTCCATGACCTGTTCAGCGCCCCACACAATCCTGTTCGAGCAGGCGTAGTCGAACAAGAAAGTAGTGATGATGAGTCGCGACGCGCCGACTTCGGAATTTTTGATGAAAAATCCCCGCGCCAGCGTACCAGATTTACCGCCTCGCCGATGGGGCAATTCGATCCGGTTCTTTTCATCGGCCAGGAAGATAAACATATCGTGGTCGGAAGAGTAGAGAGTGGTGTTGTCTTTGGTGATAGTGACATCCCGCCCAAATTCGCCCGGAATACGCCAGTCGCCATTTACCCCATCGATACCACGATTGAGCATCAGACCAGTAATTTCATCATTCCAAACCCGCCCGTATTTCGGGCCGTTGAGTGAGTTCGCCACGCGCTGGATTTGCCCGTCTGAGCTGTACTGGCGCAGGCGCAGGCCGATTTCCTTTTCGTCGATTTGCTTCATGGAATGATTGAGGCATTCCGCCGCGAGTTTGGTTGGAATGGAGCGGAGATAGTTCGCAGGGGCGGAAACCTTGCCACAAAGGGTGTTCATGA